TAAAATCGTTAGAAAACTTACTTAACAATATTGAGCGTTTAAAGACTAATTTTAAGCTTATTAATTTGCGTGAGCCAATGCTTAACGAGGAAGCAATTGAAGAGTTAGAGCAGCTAGAAATGCCATTATCTCCTGATAATAGAGGAAGTAAGTATCTTTATAGATTAATGATGGAAGATGAGTTTTTAAAAGTGTATGGTAGTACATTTGTACAATATGTAGAACCGTTTTATACTGTAATAATGTATGAAAAACAATTACTTACAGAATATAGAAAAAATAATAAAAATAGTTTATAAAACTCTTTGTTATTTAGAAAGATTCTCATATATTTGTGAATATTTAACAATTTAATTATAATTAAACATGTACGAAAAAGAATATAACAATATGTTCAAGTTCTCCTTGCATCAGGAAGACGTTTTGTTATGCGAAAAAGTGTTCGATGCTGACCAGTTTAACCCCTTTACCAGATATTCAATTGATATTAGGGAAATTCTTCCACGTGCAATTACTAAATTGCAAAAAACATTATCAAAGAAAAGTTATTATACACAAGTGGACGAAGACTTTGATTTGTATCAATATCATCAAAAGATGGTTAATTTATATATACCTGAATATAGAGGTTTTATGAGATATAATCCACAGCAAGTCGTTCAACAAATTGACAATAAAGTTATCAGGGGTGTTGAAAATAAAATAGGATTCTATATCAACGATAAGCCTATTGTTGAAAGAACTTTTTATGTTGATGGTTTTAATCCTATTGCTAGATGGTCATTTGATATTGTAGACGCAGTAAGTGATATCAGTGATGCAATTTACGATCAGATTAAAAAAATTGACATTAAAAATATGTGGGATGATTATGATTTGATTAATGTATATGGATACTCGATTTCTCAAATTAGAGAATTCTCACCCGCAAAAAGAGAAGATTTATTAAGAAAAATTAGAGGAAATGTTTCGTATGGTGTACATTCAATGACACTAACCTCAACAGGAAACTAATTGTTTTGTAATACAATTCAACAAATTTTTTATTTTATAAGGTAGTTGCATAATTTGGTTTATGTGACTACCGTTATACACCCAATTCAAAATGAGCGAAACAACAGAAAATACTCTCTCTTCGTATCTCGGTCCTGAATTTCAAACACATCTCATGTGGCAATTACTGGTTGAGCCAGAGTTTGCAGAAAAAACAATATCTAGTTTGGCTATCGAATATTTCGATGACCCAAATCTTAAGAGATTATTTATAATTGTGCTTGAGTTTTATAAAGAATTTGGCAGAGTTCCAAATTTACAGAATCAGAGTATCCATCAAGCAATTAATAAATATAAAACACCCAACAACTATATTGAAGAAGAATCGCTTTTTTCCGTAATTAAACGAATTAGTTTATGGAATGAAATGATTATTAACAAACAAATGTTATATAATGGGGATGTTGTCCAAAAAACCACCAACAATTTCATTAAACAACAAGAATATCGTAAATTAGCTGAATATATTTTGGATAAGACCAAAAATGGTGAAATTAAAAATAAGTTTATTGTCTCGCATATAGAAGATAAGTTTCAGAAGATTACCCATATTGGTGAAGAGAATGATGATTGCGAAGAAGTGTTCGAAAATATTGATCGTGCGCTAAGAAAAGAATTCAGACAAACAATCCCAACAGGTGTCGATGTAATTGATACATTAACTGGTGGCGGATTAGGTAAGGGTGAAATTGGTTTAATATTAAGTCCTTCGGGAGTGGGAAAATCGACATTGCTAACCAAAATTGCCAATACTGCTTATGAAGAAGAAAAAAATGTTGCTCAGGTGATATTTGAAGACACTCAGGATCAAATTAAGCGTAAACACTATGCAATATGGTCAGGAATTCCGTTAAGTAAAATGGATGATGAAGAAGAAAATATTATTGTAACCAAAAAAGCGTATGAAAAGGCAGAAAGCCTAAAAGGTAAAGGCAGACTTATTATTAAAAGATTTAGTCAAGAAAATACCAACATTAAAGATGTTCGTAATTGGATGCAATCTCAAGAGAAAAAGTATGGATTTAAATTTGATTTACTTGTTTTAGATTATTTGGACTGTTTGGAATCACATAAAAATGCTCCCGATAGAAATGAGAATGAATTGGCAATCATAAAGGGATTTGAAGCGTTGGCATCTGACTTTGATATACCTTGTTGGTCAGCCATCCAAGCAAATCGTTGTTTAGATTTAAACACAATTGTTAACATTAAAAATATGGGAGATGTTAAGATAAAAACAGTGAACATAGGTGATGAAATATTAACAGCAAAGGGATATAAGAAAATTACAAATGTGTTTCCAATAACCAAA